GCACCCAAGTGGGCGCCGGGCATGAAGGTGGCTGTGGCCGTCGGGACGCCCAAGCAGCGCGTGGACGCCTTCGCGGGTGACGCGCAAGTGGTGGTGACGAACTACGACAACATCGAACGCATCCCCGGCGGGATCGGGCCGTTTGACGGCATCGTGTTTGACGAGTTGACCCGGCTGAAGAACCCCGCCGGCAAGCGGTTCAAGGCGCTGGAGAAGATCATCGGCTGGTTCAAATACCGCTGGGGCCTGACCGGCAGCTTCACCAGCAACGGTCTTGAGGACGTGTTTGGCCAGTGCAAGATGGTGGATCAGGCGCTGCTGGGCCGGTCTAAGGGCGCGTTCTTGCAGAAGTATTTTGTCTGCATCAACCGCGAATACGGCGAGTGGGCGCCGCGCAAGGACGCGCTGGCTGCGGTCATGGACGCCATCCGCCCAGCCACATTCGTGCTGGAGCCAGGCGAGTACCAGGACAAGCTGCCGCCGCTGAACGTGGTCGAGATGCGCTGCAACATGACCGACCGCCTGCCGTATGAGCAGATGAAGAAGGACTTCTTGGTGCAGTTGGACGGCCAACAGATCACGGCGCTGTCAGCCGCTGCGGTCACCAGCAAACTACAACAGATGTCCAGCGGGTTCGTTTACAATAGCCAGAGCCTAGCGCATGAGATCGCCGGAAAATTTACGCCCATTCAGGAAGCGGTCTGGTTTTCTTACCACAAATTCGACCTGCTGCACGATATTTTAGAGGGCAACCAGCGCGACAACACCATCGTCGTTTACAATTACAAGGAAGAACTGGCCGAGTTGCGCCGGCGCTATCCCCACGCCGTAACGATTGACGACCCCGACGCCATTGCTCGGTGGAACGCCGGCAAGGTCGAACTGCTGTTGATCCACCCCAAGTCGGCCGGGCACGGGCTGAACCTCCAGTATGGAGGCAACAAGATGGTGCTGATGTCAATCCCGTGGTCGCTCGAACTGTACGAGCAGGTCGTCGGGCGCCTGCACCGCGGCGGCCAGACCGCGCCGGTCTGGGTCTATGTCCTGCTCTGCAACAAAACCATTGACGAGCGTATATGGGCCGGGCTTTATGACAAACGCGCCATCTCAGACATGGCCTTGGACGAACTGAAGGGACCGTTAACGTGAATCAGCAAGAGGCTCAACGCTTGTGGCGGTATGAAGATGGCCGATTGTATTGGCTAGTTAAACCTAGCCGTAATGTAAAGATAGGCGCCGAAGCCGGATGCGTACACGGTAACGGGTACAGAGAAGTTTCTATCAATCGTAATACATACGGCACTCACAGACTTGTGTTTCTTATGTTCCATGGGTTTATGCCGTCAAAGATAGACCACATAGACAACAACCCTCTGAATAACCGAGTGGAAAACTTACGGGCAGCAACGCAATACAGCAATGGTTGGAACAGACGCATAGGCAACAACAACTCATCGGGCGTTAAAAACGTAAGTTACAGCAGCGGTAAATGGGTGGTTATGGTGCAGCGCGATAAAAAGCAGCACTATTACGGACGATATAGTGACCTAGCTGAAGCAGCAAAAGTCGCTGAACAAGCTAGGTTAAACCTTCATGGCGAATATGCGAGGCACAAATGAAACTTAATTGGCGGGAATTGAACGCCCGGTTGAGCAGCCTGCGCGAAGACGAGTTGGCCAACCTGATTGAAGAAGAACGTCAGGGCGAGCGCCGCACCACCCTGATGATCCGTATGCACCAGCGGTTCACCGCGCTCCGCGCCATGCGCGAGCGGCGGGAACTGCTTACGTCAACAAGCCCAGCGCCTTAACATACCGCTCGCGCACGTCCACTATGCCGATCAGGCCGCCGTTGATCCGCTGCCGGCACTTGTCCAGCGCGTCAGCGTCGGCCAGTTCGTTGCAGCCGTTGGCGGCCCAGTAGAACGCCGCGCTCTCGGCGGCGCCTTCTTTAGTCTCGATCCAGCTTGGCAGATCATCTACCAGCATACCCATGGTCTGCGCCAGCTTTTCGTAATTGTACCGCCCGGTCGTCTGCATCAGCCCGCGGCCGATGAAGCGCCAGCCGTCGCCGGGGTTCTTGTTGCCCATGCGCCCGCCGTATGCCGCCTCGGCGATGGCCTTCTGGTCCGCCGGGTGCGCGTCCGTGCGGCCCACCTCTTCGGCGTATTCGGGCGAGAAGTACTTGGGCCACTGCGCCACCAGCGCAGAGGGCTTGTAGTTCAGGTTCTCGCGGATGGCGCGGCCGCCGTTGCTCTCGTGGCCCGTGTTAGCCAGGAACATGGCGATGCGCTTGGGCGTGATGATGCCGTGCCGGTCGCAGGCGTCGTTCAGCACCGCGGCCCATTCGACCGGATCGGTCCAACCCAAACCCTGCATTAACTTGGAAGTGATCACCTGCGAGCCATCCTATTCATCGCGTCGGTCTTCTCTTTACTGCCGGCGCTGCTGCCAAAGTAGTACGCTACAACGCCGCCCCAAGCCGTGCCAAGGGTGCCCAGCATGATCAACAAGGCCTCAGACCCGCCGTGCTGCGGCAGGCCGTTTTGCAGCATGTAGAACAGAGCGCCGAAGTACCCCGCCGTGATTAGCCCGGCCAAAATGCGCGGGGTCCAATCCTTCGCCGCGACCTCGCGGTTGCGGGCGCTGTCACGGTCGGCGTTGGCGATGCGTTCTAGGTCGATGTCCAACTCGCGCATCTTGACCGCGAAGTCTTGCTCGGCGGTCTTTAGCGCCAGAAGCTGCTCCGGTGTGGCCTTGGCCGCGGCCTCAGTCAGTTCGGCCTCGGTGCCGTCTGGCTTGCCCAGCAGAGCCTCAGAAATGGCGCGTGTGGCCATGCCGGCCAGAGGGCCGCCGACGGCGCTGGCGATGGACGGCGCGACCGTGCGGACAAGGTTCAGAAGCTGGTCCATCCTATCGCTCCAACATGAAGGTCAGGTTTTGGTGCCGGGGGTAGGTGACAGTCCGTTCACCTTCAGGACACTTGTACTTAATGGTAGCCAACAGCGTCGCCCGTCCTTGGGCGATGGTTTCCTTGTCGGCAATGTCCAGCAGGTAGGTGAAGGTGTCGATCTCAGGGCCAGCGGGACCGGTGAACCGCGTCATGCTTGGCGTGGCCTGGTGGATGACGCCAGCGCCGTCGCGCACGGTCACCTCGAACCCTTCGACCGAACAGTCGTCGCGCTTTTTGACCCGCGCCACTGTTACCGTAACGGGCTGGCCAATCTTGGTGTCGACGATCCTGAAATGCTCCGGCGCCCACGCAATAATCTCGTTCTTGAACCAGCCAAACTTTTCGCCCGCAGAGTAGCCGCCAACAGCCAGCGCGAAGCTGGCCGTCGCAAACTGCACAACAGGCGTCAGCTTGGGCAGTTCCATTACTTGTCGGCCTTACGCTCAAGCCGCTCAAAAATGGCCCGGCACATCTCTTTGATTTCTTGCACGTCTGACTTGTAATCGTCCTTGCTGACGTAGCTTGTATGCAGTTCACGCTCAATGGCCTTCATGTCGGTTTGCAGCGCCCTGACGCTCTCCCACACCACTTTCATCATCCAACCAATCGCGGCGCCGGCGATGCCCACGATGATGTTGTACAAGTCTTGCGTCATAGGCGGCCTCGTCAGCGGGGTGTCATAGCGTTGGCTACAAACGGGTCTTCATAAGGGTTCATGGCGTTCAAGACTTGAGGAACCCCTCGAGCGGCGGGGTTACGCAATGCCGCCGCCGTAGTTTGAAACGGTGTTTCAATACGCGACACTGTTTTGGCCCTGTTGGCTTCGCGGCGAAGCGCGCGGTCAAGCTGAAACGCTGTGGTGTTAGGGTCAAGCAGATCGCGTGCGATTTGTTCCGCCATTTCGCGGTTCACGCGGCCTTCAAATCGACGGTAGATGTTCTGCGCCAGCGTATACGCCCGGTTCAACAAAGATACTTGCGGGCCCAACGGCGCACCGGCTTCAGTTGCCGTCTTGCTGATGTCGGGAATGTCCGCTTGACGCCCGCGGCGTACCGCCGTTTCGGCCGCTTCGGCGCGCTGCAAATCTTTATGAATGTCTTGCACCACTTTAATGTCGTCGGGACGCAGCACATCAGACAAATACGAAAACCGGCTTTCGCCGGTAGCACGTTTAATTGTCCG